TTTTTACACTAGACCTTATTACTGGCATAATGAAATCTAAACGGAACGGTATCCCTATTAGTAGTAAAAGGCTAAGAGACTCGGTTAGTAAGCTAGGAGCTTACATTATTCTCATTACAGCCCTAATTATAGCTAGTAAGATGGAAACACAGTTCGTTCCAGTAGTGACACTAGCATACTACTATTTTATTTTTACTGAGTTTAAGTCTATTATTGAAAATGTAGAAGAAATGGGTCTTAAGGTACCTGGATTTTTAAAGTCTAAGGTAGATGAACAGATACCACAAGACTCTACAGAGGAAGAAAAAGAAAGGGGAGATAAATAATGGTAGCATGGAGAGACGACTTTATTCGTATCAACCAGTACTCTAGACCAGGTTCTAGTTTGACAGCAGTACGTAAGATTATCTTGCATTACACTGCTAACCCAGGTGCTAGTGCCTCTAACCATCAACGTTATTTCAACAACCTTACTGACCGTTATGCATCAGCACATTTATTCGTAGACAAGATTGAGGCAATCTGTATTATCCCATTAAATGAGGTATCTTACCAAGCTAATGATGGATCATACAGAGGAGTAGAAGCATTGAAGCCTAATGCTAACTTCCTATCTGTTGGTGTAGAAATGTGTCAAGAGCCAGACGGTAGCTTCCACCCTGACACAGTTACACGTGCAGTACAGGTTTGTGCAGACTTATGCCGTAAGTTCGGTTTATCTGCTTCTGACATCGTACGACATTATGATGTAACTCATAAGTACTGTCCTGGTCCATATGTAGATAATGCAGCATTATTTACTGCTTTCAAGAATCGTGTAGGTGATGTATTAGGTGGCGGTTCTGGTGGTGGTACAGGTGGAACTACTCCTCCAACTACACCTCCTACAGGTGGTGGAGGGAACGGTATCGGTACTGCTTACATTACTGGTACTGGTGTAAACCTACGTTCTGGTCCAGGTACTAGCTACAGTGTAATCCGTCAGCTTAATGCTCCAGAGAGCTATATTGTCTGGGAAGAACGTGATGGGTGGTTAAACGTTGGTAACTCTTGGATTAAGAATGATTCTTCATTTGTACGTTTCGAGCGTACTAGTGGCGGAGGTTCTACAGGTGGTTCTACTGGCGGTGGCGTTGGCGATACTAATGCTGGCAAACGAGTAGTATCAAAAGTGGATGGCTTAAACTTCTACAGCCGACCTACATGGGATAAAACTTATGTTGTTGGTCAATGTAACGCAGGTGAAGGCTTCACTATTGTTACTAAAGTCCCTGTAGATGACGCTTATCAGTACAAGGTACAGAACTCCAAGGGTGCGACTTATTATATCACTGCTAGTCCTACTTATGTGGAGATTAGATAGGAGGGCTTTAAATGAATTTGTTAGACGTAGTAACACAAATTGGTGCTGAGGTAGTCACCATTCTGGTGGGTGCCTTAGTAGCATTAGTATTAGATCAAGGTAGACGTTTATTGAAACGTGCTAAGCAGAAGGATGAACTTGGTATCATTGATTCTATCACTGACCAAGTGGTGCAATATGCTGAAGCCGAGCTAAAAGGTAAGAAAGGTATTGAGAAACGTGATTGGGCGGTTGACCAAGCCTTACACATTTTAGCGACTAAAGGTATACACTTGAGTCAGGAAGAAGTTATTGCAGGAATTGAGAATGGTGTACGGAAGTTGAAAGGTGAAACTATCGTTTCAATAGACGGTTTGCGCCAACGATAATCTAGCAAAAAACCCTTGAATTAGACGATTCAAGGGTTTTTCTATGTCCGAAATTTGAGGGAAATTCACCTAGAACATTACTAGGAGTCTATTTTGTCAAAGTCACCGCTATGGCTCTATATGAAAAACCTCTGAAGAAAAAAGAAATGAGGAAAGAAGGTGAAAACTCTATTTGGGGTGGTTATTTTAAATAGGAAATAAATTCGGAGGTGTTACATATGGCGGTTATCGAAATAGGTAATTTACACTCAACGGTCATTGATGCTAGTGCAAAGAGTTTAAAATTGGTTGATACTACACTATCGGTAGAAACTCCAGGATACCAGTTCACCCCATTGTATAGAAATGGAACATGGGATGGACAGACGAGGTTCTTCAGCATGAAGACTAAGAAGTTTCCTAGCGGTTTATTATCCAAAGTTGTGTGGGCACTTGAAAAAGCAGGTGAAACGGTAGAGGTAGTTGACAAACGAAAATCGATAGAAGTCTCTATCCCAGATGAAATACAGCTAAGAGATGAGAAGATTGGTCACATTACTTTACGTGATTACCAGTATGATGCTGTAAAAGCTGCATTCAAGGCTACTAGAGGTATTGTAAACGTTGCAACTAATGGAGGAAAGACTGAGATAGCAGCAGGTATCATCAAGCATGTTGTGCCTAGTCTTAAATCAGACCAACGAGTATTATTCTTCACCCACTCTAAAGAGATATTCTCACAGTCTCATAAGAGACTAGAAGAGAGACTAGGCATGAAAGTTGGTAGAATTGGTACTGGTGTGTGGGATGTTCAGCAGGTCAATGTTGTAATGATACCAACTGTATCTAAGTATCTGAATCCTAAAAAGATTCCAAAGAATATGAACAAGGAGAAATACCTAGATACATGTAAAGCAACTGCTGAGTTACTTAAATCTTGCTACTGCTTCCTAGGAGATGAGGCACATCACTCATCATCTGATACTTGGTATAAACTGTTCATGAAACTGACTAACGCATACTTCAGATTTGGTTTAACTGGTACTGTAGATGAGTCTAACCAGATTAATGTGAAGAGACTGTTAGGATGTACTGGAAGGATAGTCATCAAGATATCTAATGATTTCTTAATCCAACAAGGGTTCTCTGCTAAACCAACAATCTATATGTTACCAGTAGATACTGATGTGATTGAGGATGAAACGTATTCTGACTCTCGTAAGCTGGGTATCATCTCTAATGTAGACAGAAACACGGTGTTAGCTGATAAGGTCAGTGAGAGGGTGGATTTCGGGAAACAATGTTTAATTATTGTGAACGAAACCGAACATGGAGATATTGTATCTGAACTGTTGGAACAGTATGAAATAGACCACAGATTTGTTCATGGAGACAGAACTACTAAGTTTAGAGAGTCTGCTTTAGAGGACTTTAAGAATGGAGAGTTCCCTGTAATGATAGCTACATCCATACTGGATGAAGGTGTTGATATCTCTGGTATCAACTGTCTATTCCTAGCTGCTGGTGGGAAGTCAATGAGACAACTGTTACAAAGGATTGGTAGAGGTCTAAGAAAGAAAGCTGATGGTTCAGGTATTGAAGTCTATGACTTCTTAGATTACCATAATGAATACTTAGCTGAACACACTTTAGACCGCTATGAAACATACAAAAATGAAGCGTTCCATATAGTGAAACTGGGCTGAGAAGTCCAGTTTTCTGTATGAAAAGGACACTGCTGGTACTGGTTCTCCTATGTGGTGGAATTTAATTTTTAGTTACTAACGTAACTAAAAATTATAAAAAGTATATTTATTTATAAAGAAGTCTTAAAAGTAGAGAAAAGTTTAAAGGTTTACTTTTAAATAATTAAAAAATTTAAAGAAAAAAGGGAGGCAAAAGCCCTATGCTCCGTAGTCCGAGAGGGCGTTCAATGGACAGCTTTTATATGAGAGGACAGTGTTTAGTATGGCAAAAAGGAAACCAAAGATTATAAAGAGGGTACCTATCATACGGAAAGCTATAATCCTACCGCAAGAGGTAAAAGCATACTTGAAACTGTTACAATTGCAGGAGGAAACTAGGGAGGATGATATCTTAGAGATTGTCAGACATTATGAGATGTTGGCACGAAAGGTAATAGGAAAGGCTGGCTACTGTGTAGTATCTCCCAAAGAGCCTACTAAAAGCAAGAGATGGATACACTTTGAAAGAGTATACGAGGTATGTAGAATGCAACACTGGGATGGGAAATTATATATTGAATCCCAGTTTAAGAGGTTAGGCGGAGTGCCAATGGCTCATATGATGTACTCTGTTGCAGCTATGAGATACTTCACGAACTATCTGACGAACATAAAGCGTATGTCAGAGAAGGACGTGGGTGGCAAGAAAAAAGAAAAAGGAAGACGAACTCTCAGCGGTAGAGAAGAAGTGATTGAGGGTGTAATCACCTCTGCGGAGGTTCTTAACACCTACATCAGTAAATCTATTATGGATGACAAGGCTCAGTACAAGGCTATTAAGATATACCAGGCTTGGAGAGAACTGTCACCATACTACCTATGGTCAGTGCCTTGGTTCCATGACGTGGTATCCACAATGACAGGCGAATCCAATAGGGAGAAGCTGGTTATGAAGGAGTTTAACATGATTCACGAGACCAAAAGCCTACAGGAACTTATAAGAAAGACTGTGACTGAAGTAGAGTCCCACTTTAATATTCCTCCTAACATCGCACTGGGATAGGCAAGAGAGGACTTTTGTGGTCTTCTCTTTTATTAAGTCGGAGGACAGTTTGAAGGGGGTAGCGTATTGCATGCCTGAAACATATGAATTTTCAGAATCGTTCCAGTCGAAGATACTGGCACTAATGGCACGTGACAAAGTTTTTTACATCACATTTAGAGAGGTACTTAAACCTAAGTTCCTTAGAAAAGACATCCATATTGACATGGCTCGTATCATTCAAGAACATTATGAACGAGAGGCAGACCGCTCTACTAAGAAGGGCACTGAGGTTAACCCTCCAACTACAGAGGTGCTTTGGGAAGAGGTAAGGAAACTTACCAGCAATAACAAACTTAAAGCCCAGATTAAAGACCAATATGAAGATTGTATATTTGATATATATGAAGCTGACTTGTCAGATGCAGAATATATAAAGGATAATGTCATTGCCTTTGGTAGGCGTTCCGCAATAGAACAGGCTATCTGGGACTCTGTAGGACTACTAGAGAAAGGCTCACCAGAGGACTTCAATAAGATAGAAGACCTTGTGGGTAAGGCTCTTAGGATAGGAGAAGACATTGGTGACCTTGGTACGGATTACTATTCAAATGCTCAAGAACGTATTGAGAACTACCGTGAAGGTACAGATGGTGTTCGTAGGATTCCGACAGGAATAGGTGGAGTAGATAAGATTCTGCATGGCGGTCTTGGTGGTGGAGAGCTAGGGGTAGTTATCGCACCTCCTAACCGTGGTAAATCTATTGCATTGATTAACATTGGTGCAGGAGCAATACTAGAAGGTTACAATGTAGTACACTTCACACTAGAGATGCCAGAGAAACAGGTAACTAAGCGTTATGACCAACGCTTAATGGGTAAATCATTCGAGTATATGAAAGAGAACCCAGATAAGATACTTAAAGCTATCATGAATATGCAGAAGACTAAGAGAGGTCAACTGTTCGTTAAGAAGTACAAGACCAACGACTGTACAGTACACACAATGCGTTCATACCTTACTAGGTTATGGATGGAGAAAGGCATTAAGCCTGACGTTATTATTGTCGATTATGGTGACCTTGTACAACCACGTAGAACATACTCTGACAAGCGTTTCGAGTTAGAGTCTGTGTACCTAGATTTACGTGACTTAGCAGCGGAGTATGACTGTCCAGTGTGGACTGCATCACAGGCTAACCGTGGAGCACTAGACAAGAAGGTTATCACAATTGGTGACTTAGCAGAGGCATTCAATAAGGCTAACATTGCAGACTTTATGATGGCTCTATGTCAGACTACAGAAGAAAAAGAAGATGGCGAAATGCGTATATACATCTCCAAGCATAGGGATGGTGAAGCCAACCTTACAATTAATAATGAGATTGACTACGCTACGATGACCTTGAGTTCATACGAATAGGGAGGATTAATATGGGAATAGTGACGGAGAAGAGACCACCTATAAATCTACAGGGAATTATGCCTTCAGTTGAGGCTACTAGATGGAAACATATGGGTTCCTGCACCCAAAGGGTAATACCAGCTATAGTTTGTCCTAAGTGTTTCGGAGATTCTATACAGGTGGCTCTGTCTAGTGATATAAGTGAACCAAAGGTAGGTAACTTTATGGTGAATGCCACGGTGGTTAGGGTGGATGAGCAGCTATACTACGCAGGTAAATGTGGGGCTTGTAACCATGTATACTGGGGAGAGTGGGTTAAGGAATGCTAGAACACGGGTATACTTTGAAGGAACATTTCGGAGCTATTGTAGGAATGCTTAGAGAGAAGACAGTAGAAAGCTATGATATTGCTATGAGAAGCGAGACTGCTCACTTTGAGGACTACTTAAAGAAGGAACGTATCAAGTATAGCAAAACCGTTAGCTACGGTAAAGGCATTGGGGAACCCCCTATTAACACCTTTAGACTGGAGGAATAAATAATGAATTGTCCAAGTTGTAAAAAGCGTGGACACAACGTAGAGGTTATCAACAGTGGTAACCTCTATCGTTGTTTAAGATGCTTAAAAGATACCACGGAGAAGGAATTCAAAGATTCCCTTTCTTTAAAGGGAAGGGGCAAGGTTCTGTTGTGTACCATACATGGGAGAACGGTTGTACCTGAAGCTGACATACAATTATTAGCGGTAGGGAAACCTAAAGGACGAACATACTTCCAGTGGTGGGAACATAAGCCAGGTCTAGCTCCTACTAGAGAACTAGTCACCTTCACAAAGGAACACAATAGAAAAGGTAGACTTGATGGGTGGTTTGAACGCTACACTGAAAGCTTACTAGAAGAATGGGAAGAGCGTGGAGACTTCTTTAGTCAGTTTAGTGAACTAATTAATTGGCTGACAGAAGGTAAGACAGTGGCGATAGCTTGTTACTGTGATCATCATAAGCGACCTGTGTGTCACTTGAGCATTTTGAGAGGTTTAATAGAGGACTTTGGTTTTACTGTAGAAGAGGCAGAACCAATACAATATAAATAGGAGGGTACAAAATGGATATGGTGCGTATCGAATTAAACGAGATGCGTAAGGGAACTATTAAGGGATTTATTGATGCTTGGTCAGACGTAGAAGACAGAGACGCTACAGACTGGGGTATAAAGGCTGGTTTAGGTTGGGTAGTACGCAAACTACAGATTAATGAAATTATTTATGAAGTGGGTAATTTCACTATAGAAATCCCATTAGTATTAGTTAATGAATGTAGGAAAGAGTGGAGAGAGAACTCCGTAAACGCCTATTGGAATCTGGGTTATGCCAGAGCTATATTTTCAGTGTTTTCCACTCTAGGCTTACAAATGAGACATGATGAAGAAGCTATTGAGTGTATACTAGATTACTACAATAAATAGGAGATGATATTATGTTATACGCAGTATCAGCAGATATCCATGGACACATTTATCCAGAACACAATAAGCCTTCAGACTTTACAGGGTCTACAAGGCTTGATAATATAGTTCTTTCATTGAGATATAAGAAACAGTATTGTTTGGACAACAATATTAAACATATGATGATTGCTGGAGACTTATACCACCAGAGAGCAAGAGTACATACAGTGGTTTATAATAGTCTGCGTGATGAAATTAAAGCTATTGGTGAAGCAGGTATTGAAGTACTGATGATACCAGGCAACCATGATCAGATAGATAACAGTGACTTACCACAACACTCTCTACATTCATTTAAGGAACTAGATAACGTTACCGTTATTGATGACTTCCGTGTAGTAAGGTTTGGTGATTCTGATGTAGTGTGTGCTCCGTATAGCAAGAACGCACAGATGGTTAAGGACTTCATTAAGTCTGTACCAGAAGACTTGCAGAATCCTATCTTATTAGCACATTTAGGTGTTAGTGGCGGATTTGTAGGTAATGGTAACTTCCCTATGGCTGATGCCTTTAAGGTAGAGGACTTGAGACCTGACTTTTTTAAATATGTATTCTTGGGTCATTTCCACAAGTACCAGTTACTAGGAGGTCACCCTCATGTAATGTATGTAGGGTCTCCACTAGAGCATAGTCACGGAGATGAGGGTGAGGATAAAGGGTTTGTAGTAGCAGACACTAGTAAACGCTTTGATGCTAAACTAATGCCAATCCCTAACCCTAAGTTCATAACCCTAGAGGCTGATGCTATCCATGATGGAGATGAGTTAAAGAGACACGCTGAACTAGGTAACTACCTACGCTTTGAGCTTAATGCTGAAGATGCAGGACACCTATCATCCATAGCCCCTTCCAACTTGTTGTATAAGGTTATCCTAAAGAAAGAATACCAAGCAGAGGTAAGAGTCCCTGTTAAAATAGGGATGAGCTTTGAGGATATTATAACTAAGTACTCTGAGGAATATAACCCAGATGCACTGGACGTAGG